CTCCGAAAGCGAGCGATACAAAGTCACGGGCTACCTCGCTAAACTTGTGTGGCATTCTATTCAAGAGGTGTTCGATAAGCCCACCAAGTGCATGAAATATTTACAAGGAGTAGCCTCTGCAATGACCAGAGCTGGTAAGGTTGTTGAATGGGTTACCCCTACCGGGTTCCCCGTGCTTCAACATTACGCAAAGCAGACTTCGAAGTCAGTGTCTACTAAGATTGGAGGTGAGGCTACTTGGGTGAACTTCCGCGACAGCACTGACGAACTTAGCGTGGCTAGAGCCAAGCAGGGAATCAGTCCTAACTTCGTGCATTCCATTGACGCTTCTATCCTCACTAGGACCGTATTGGGTGCTAATTCAATGGGTATATGGGACTTCTCATGTATCCACGACTCCTTCGGAACACACTCAACAAGGTCCCACGACCTAGCCTTAGCCATAAGAAAAGCAGCTTCTGATATTTTTAGTGTTGACTTGCTCCAAGAGTTTGACCACAACCTCAGGTGTTCTAACCCTGAGTTGGAATTCCCTGAGTTACCTGAGTATGGAACATTTGACCCACAAGGGGTTAAACATAGTCGGTATCTCTTTAGTTAAACAACACAAAGAAAAAACAAAACCAATGAGTACAAACCTAAAATTAGTCACCCCTATCGGAACCGCAGTCTACCCTAAGTTGGTAGAGCCAGACACAGCGTTCGATGAGGTAGGTGTTTATACCTGTAAGCTTCACGTATCTGAAGAAGAGTTCGAAGAGTTCAAAGCTAAGGTCGATGTCCTAGCTAACGCTGCTTACGATTCCGAATGTCAGCGTCAAGGTAAGACAGTAAAGAAAGCCAAAAGCTGCCCTGTTCGAATCACCGAAGATGGCGACTACGAAATCTTAGCAAAACAAAAAGCTAAGGTCACCACCCGCGCTGGAGATGTTATTGAATTTAACATCCCGTTGTTCGACGCTAATGTTAAAGCCATCACTAACAAACCTAAGGTTGGCTCTGGTTCAAAGATTCGCATGAGCGCCGTGTTCAGTCCTTGGTATGTCCCTAGTCAGGGATGGGGTTACACTCTTCGTCTCAAGGAAGCACAAATCCTTGAGCTGGTTGAGTATAGCGTCAGCGGCGGTGGAGGTTCCTTTAGCAGCGAAGCAGGAGGCTACACCACGTCTGGAGAATCACTCAATGAGGCACTGGAGCAAAACCAAGAGGAGCAGGGCCAAGTCGCCCCGTTCTAAATTCCGTTCGCGTTTCGAGGAGAGGCTCGCTTGTGGCTTAGACAAGCGCGGCGTTGCCTTCTCCTACGAATCGTGTCGTTTAGAATACACCGTAGTCCGTAAGTATACACCTGACTTCATTTTCCCAAACGGAGTCATGGTAGAAGCCAAGGGCTACTTTACTTCAGCCGACCGCACCAAGCATCTCCGTGTTCGCGAATCGAATCCTCTTTTGGATATTCGATTTTGCTTCCAGAAGTCCGACAACAAGCTCAACAAAACGAGCAAAACGAGTTACGCCGACTGGTGTGACAAGCACGGGTTTCTTTGGTGCGAGCGGGTGATACCAAAAGAATGGGTTTTATAAATACACATCAACCATGCGATGAATGTGGAAGCAGCGATGGACTTGCAGTTAACGAAGACGGCAGCTCAAAGTGTTTCGTCTGTGGAGAATTCACGCCAACAACCAACGAACAACCGAACAACCAAATGGAAAACACAACACAACCGACTCCCCGGTTCATACAGGGAGACTTCATGCCGATACCAAGCAGAGCCATACATGTGGATGTCTGCAAACGGTATGACTACCGAATAGGAGAACACAACGGTGACGCATGTCACATCGCAACCTACCGGGACGAAGAGAGGAACATAGTCTCTCAAAAGATTCGTCTAGAAGGAAAGGATTTTAGAAGCATCGGAAGCCCGACTTGTTTTTGGGGACAACACCTATGGCCCAACGGAGGCAAACGCCTTACCATTACTGAGGGAGAGATTGACTGTCTCACCGTAGCTCAGGTGGTTGGAGAAGGTAAGTGGCCAGTGGTTAGCTTACCGTCAGGCGCTCAAGGAGCTAAAGGTCTGTTTCAAAAGCAGATGAAATGGCTTGAGAAGTTTGAAGAGGTTATACTTATGTTCGACAACGATGAGGCAGGCAACAAAGCAGCCGAAGCTTGTAGCCATGTGCTACCCGCTGGTTCCTGCAAGATTGCCAAGCTCACAGCAAAGGACCCCAACGAACTTCTAGTCGAAGGACGCAGCCGGGAGATTGTTGATGCCTACTGGCAAGCTAAGGTCTGGCGTCCCGATACTATCATTGATGGCACCGAGCTACTAGACCGACTTACCGCTACCAAGGTAAACGAGAGCGTTCCATACCCTTGGGAGAATTTGAATTCCAAAACTCACGGAATTCGCAAACGCGAAATCGTAACCATATGCGCGGGTTCGGGCATTGGAAAAAGTGCGGTCACCAAAGAGCTAGCATACCACCTACTCACACACACCGACAAAAAGATAGGTTACATCGCTCTGGAAGAATCCATCGAGCGCACCGCTAACTCAATCATAGGTCTCGACATGAACAAGCTCTTACACCTAGAGCCTATTCAAGTTAACGATGAGTATCGAAAGAGTTTTGAGAAGACTGTAGGTAGCGGTCGCGTGTTCTTTTACGACCACTGGGGTAGCCTTGAGTCTAACAACCTCTTGAGCCACATCAGGTATATGGCTAAAGCCCTTGGTGTTGAATATTTGGTGTTAGACCATTTGTCAATAGTTGTAAGCGGCCTCGATTCTGGAGACGAAAGGCGCATAATCGATAACACAATGACCAAGCTCCGCGCTCTGGTTGAGGAGTGTAAGATTGGTCTCATCCTTGTGAGTCACCTTAAGCGCCCGGAAGGTCGCGGCCACGAGAACGGAGCAGAGACTAGCCTAGCTCAACTTAGGGGCAGCGCCTCCATAGCCCAACTAAGTGACATCGTCTGTGGACTGGAAAGAGACCAACAAAACGCTGAGTCTCGAAACACCACAAACGTCCGGGTTTTAAAGAACCGCTTCAGCGGAGATACTGGTTTAGCTACCACGTTGAACTACAGCCACATCACTGGTCGGTTATCGGAAGCGGATATGCTAGACGAAGAAGCCGAAGAAACCGATACCCCATTTTAATGAAATATAACAGTAACTTTAAGTATGACCTCAAGGTAGGGCAAGTAGCTGAGCAAGAGCTTGGCGAGATGCTCGACAACAAAACCATAGAAGTCAAACGAGACCTTATGGCCAAAGTTACTGGAAACTTGTTTATAGAGTTTGAGTCAAGAGGTAAGCCATCCGGGATTGATAAGTCCGAGGCTGACTACTGGTGCTTCGCTCTGGAAACAGTTTTTATCCTTATCTCTTCTGAGAACCTTAAAGCTCTAGTCGAACCCCTAAAGGGAACCGACAGAGAGAAGAGAGGAGGAGACAACAACACCTCTGTCGGTGTTCTACTAAAACTCACCGACTTAATACAACACAGCAAATGAAAAAAATAGTAATAGACATAGAGACCAACGCTATCGAGTGTTGGGCTACACTCAAAGGACTGAAGACCGTCCACTGCATCAGTATTTTAGATACAGCTACAGGAGAGATGACATCCTACAACTCCCAGATAAAGGGAGGAATCGACACAGCGTTTTCGGTGATTGGAGCCGCTGACGTTATCATAGGTCATAACTCCATCGGGTTTGACTGGCCAGCCATGCTCAAGATGGACAAGGAAGGTTCACTTGGTTTGGACCCTCCGTTCGTAATTGACACAAAAATAATGGCCAAGTGTGTGTATCCCGACCTCAAGACTGAAGACTTCAAAACAAAAAGCGTTGAGCCTAAGTATGCAGGAAGTCACAGCTTGAAAGCTTGGGGGATGAGACTAGGAATACACAAGGACTCACACGGTGAGACTGAGGACTGGTCACAATGGTCTCAGGAAATGCAGGACTACTGCGAGCAAGACGTAAGGGTTACCTTCGCTCTGTATAACCACCTCAACACTAAAGTCCCTAACAAAAATGTTCTGTTGCTTGAGCATGAATTCGCTAACGCGATTCGCAATCAGGTGGAGACAGGGTTTCCATTTGACACAGACAAAGCAAAGAAGCTGGCATCTAAACTAATGACAAGAAGGGTGGAGCTACAGGATGAGCTACAGAAGCTATTCCCTCCTAAGATTGTTGAGACCAAGACCCCCGCTGGTTGGGCGGTCGTCGAAGACGGCGTTACCTACACGGCTCCTACCAAGAAAGAACTCAAGGCTAAACTTAAAGAAGCAGGACTAAAGCAAGTCTTAGCTAACCAAGCCGACAAGACTGGAAACAAAAGCATTGAGGTTCCATTCAACGCTGGTTCTCGTGACCAAATCTCAGCTAGGTTGATTGAGTCCGGTTGGAAACCTAACGCTTACGAAGGCAAGCGCCCTGCAATCAACGAAGCAGTCCTAAAGGACATCAACACTCCAGCTTCCTTAGCTCTGCTTGAGTATCTTCTTATTCAAAAACGATTAGGTGCGTTAGCTGAAGGTAGGTTTGCTTGGATGGGCATGGTTCAGAACGGGCGCATCCACGGCGATGTCGATTCGCTTGGCGCTTACTCTGGAAGATGCACTCACTCGAAACCAAACCTTGGACAGATTCCCGCTACCCGTGCTCCCTACGGAGCTGAGTGCCGAGAGCTATTCACCGCTCCCAAAGGTAAGGTCTTAGTAGGAGCTGACGCTTCTGGTATCGAGCTTCGCGTGTTAGCCAGCTACTTGTCTAACTGGGACCGAGGGTCCTACGCTAAGACGATTGTAGAAGGAGACATTCACACCGCTAACCAAGAGGCGGCTGGATTATCAACGAGAGATGAAAGTAAGAAATTCATTTATATGTGGCTCTACGGCGCTGGTGATGCCGCCATTGGAGCTATCGTTGACGGCGGGGAACGCGAAGGCAGAGCACTGAAGAATCAATTCCTTGAGAAGATTCCTGCTGTGCGCTCTTTGATGAACGCCATTGACCAGCGCGTCAAAACTCAAGGCACAATCAAAGGACTAGACGGTAGGTTAATCCCGGCGCGTAAAGCGTTCAGCGCCCTTAACCTTCTTTGTCAGTCAGCCGCTGCCATCATAATGAAGAAAGCTCTAGTTCTCTTCGCTAAACGAGCTAACGGATACGAGATGCATGCCAACGTTCACGATGAGGTTCAGTTCTCCTGTAACGCTGACAGAGCTGAAGAACTAGGAGAACTATTCGTTGACTGCATCAAAAGTGCAGGAAATGAACTCAACGTTGCCTGTCCTCTGGATGGGGAATACAAAATCGGTAACAACTGGAAGGAGACACACTAATGGACTCAATAATAATTGACGGAGACATGGTAGCCTACCGGGCTGCATTCGCTAGCGAGTATGAAACCAAATGGGACGAAGACCAATGGACTCTGCTCTGCTCTGAGACAGACATGAAGCGAGAGGTTGAGACCTTCTTCGGTAACCTGAGAACCAGACTAGACTCTGATGACTTGACTCCAGTGTTCTCGCCTTCGACCAACTACCGCTACGACATCTTCCCGGAATACAAAGCCTCAAGAAAGACAAAGAGAAAACCTCTTGGATTGAAGTGGTTGTTTGGTTGGATGAAAGAAACCTACGGAGGTATAACCGCTGAGAACATGGAGGCTGATGATTGGATTGGTATCCTCTGCACCAAGGACCCAAAGAAAACCATAGCTGTGTCAGGCGACAAGGACTTCGCTACTCTACCTATTCGTTGGTATAATCCACTGAAAGACGAGCTAAAAGAAGTGACAGAAGAGGAAGCTCGAAACTTCCATCTAATCCAGACACTAGCCGGGGACCAAGCTGACGGCTACTCTGGAGCTAAAGGCGTGGGTCTTATTGGGGCTAAAAAACTGATGGACAAGAAGGGCTATACATGGGATACCGTGGTAGGAGCTTTTGAGAAGGCAGGGCAAACCGAAGAAGACGCACTGGTTAACGCTAGGCTAGCCTACATCCTTCAACACAAAGACTACGACAACGATACCAAGAAGATAAACCTATGGAAACCTTCGAAGTAAACGACCCTAAAGGGGAAGCTGGCTCAAAGAAAGCTCCCATGCATCTGCTTCCTCCGTTTGCAATGGAGGAGGCGGCTTGGGTCCACAGCTTAGGGGCCAAGAAATACGGACCATACAACTGGAGAAAAACAGGAGTGTGTGCAACTACGTATGTTTCTGCAATCATCAGGCATTTGAATGCTTGGAGGGACGGAGAGGACCTAGACCCTGAGTCCGGGAGGAGCCACATAGCCCACGTTGTGTGCTCAGCTAACATACTTTTGGACGCTCAACGATGCGAAACCCTACAGGACGACAGGTATAGAGTGGGTATATGTGAAAATAATGAATGACTCGACATGTTTCCAGAGACTCATTTTCCTTTAAACTCAGAGCTAATCAAGGCTCTGGACGATAGATTCCCTATGCGTGACTTCGATACAGAGGTCACGCTACGGGAAATCGACTATCATCACGGGCAGCGCTCCGTTGTTAATTTCCTAAGGGATAGACTTGAGGAGCAAGTAGAGAACTCTCTTAATTCAACATTAGAATAACGCTATGTGCATGTCATCCCCGTCAGCTCCACCGCCTAGGCAGTCCCCGGTTCCCCCGCCGAGGCCAGCTATGAAGGTAGAACAAATCAAAAACATCGGAACAGAGAAAAGAAAGAAGACTTCCCGAAGAGGAGGCCAACGTTCTCTTACAATCAATCGAACCGCTCCAGCTACCGGAACTACCGGGAGCGGAGCTAAAGCTTACTAAACCATGAGTTACTACGGAAAAACTATAAACAACTACCAAGCTAGTCAGAACTATGACATCCCTTGGAATGGAAGCACTGGAATGTTTGCTGTTTCTGCTTCTAACTTCAACAGCACAGCAGCCACTCTTCAACAGAAGATAGGCGATGTGTGGGTTGATTTTGGAGATGACGCTGTGTTATCAGCTAACGGAGCTGTTATCTTTTCTACTTCTGAAACAGAGCTTCGTGTTTCTGTTAGCGCAGGAAGCGGAAACCCTACAAGCGGGGTCATTCTCGTTAAGCCAGTTGCAGAAAACAGCGCCCTTTAAACATGCCCTACAGACCCCATCTGGTTTCTTCTACCACCCGTCCTACCGTTAGGCCGCTGGTGCAAAAAGTTTTTGGGGACTTTGACCCTCTGCGTCTTGACCCTTACTTGTTGTTTGACGCAGCAACGTCAATGGTTGGCACATTGGAGAACCCAACACTAGACCTCGACCCAAGCAAGCCGGATACGCTTAATGTTATCACAGCGACCCGCGCAGGAACCGCCACGTTCACAGATGTCAACGGTAACATAGCGTCAGCCCCAGCGAACACGGTGCGCGTTGACCACGTTGATGGAGTGCCGATGATTCTGGTGGAGCCGTCGGCAACAAACTTGATTACTTACAGTGAAGACTTTAGTAACAGCCTTTATATGAAGAGAAACTCTACCGTCACAAGCGGGTTCTCCTCACCTGACGGTGGTAACAATGCGTTTAAATTAACTGCCTCCGCAAACGAAGGTGATGTATATTTTGTTCTGGGAGGCGGTGGAGGAACTACAAAGGCCGTCAGCGTGTTTGCTAAAGCCGCCAGCTCAACATCCGAGTTAATCATTCATGAGCTAGGCTATACAGGC